GCACCAAGCAATTACAACTATCTCCTCGACCTGCATCACTACTGGTGGTACTGATTCCGATACTACTACCATTAGTTAACGTCATGCTCGTCTTACCATACTCAATTACTCCAGGCTTCAACCAGTTAGGTAACTGCTCATACGCTAGTCTGATACGTTTGAAAATGTTTATGGCAGTTTGCTCCTTATTCGCCACAACAAGTATACGTTGATCTTCACTGAAGCATGCAACCCACAGTGTGTAGATAGTCATCATGGTAGTCTTTCCCACCTGACGTGACGCTAACACTATATTAAAGCGATTATCTCTCAACGCTCTCAATACTTTTTTCTGACACTTGAATAGTGTTATTTTTTCACGACCTCTATCCAAATTTATGATGGTGAAGAAGTGCTCAGCAAAATACAGCAAGTTCTTCTGACATTTTTTGAGATCTGCCACCATCTCCTTTGTCCAATCAAATTCAGCCCTACTGGTGGGTAGATTTCTGTTACCCATATATACATGCTTTGGATCAACGTCTTTTTTCGTACTTGTTGTTTGTTTTGTTGGCATATTAACATAAATACTTATGTGAACGAGTCTAGAGATATCAAGAAGATCGAGCAAGTGTATAGTTTGATAACAGAGAACGAAGATAACAAAGTGTGGAAATCCGGGGACTGTCCGGAGGCACTTGGTGATTCTGAATTGGCTGGGCAGTTGAAACCGGACGATAACACACCTGAAGGAGCCGAGAAGGCTGTCACACCAGAGGGTGCGGACGAGGATAATGCCTATTATATGAAAAAGATTAGTGAACGACTCAAAGAAAACAAAGAAAAAACCGGGAAAATTGCTGAAGGACAAATAAATAATTCTACAATTATGAGCAACGAACCTAAAAACATCTTTGATAAATTATACTCAACAATCATGGAAGGTGACGATCCATTTGCTGACTTGGGCGGCATGGGTGATGAAGACATGGGCGGTGGTGACGAGTTTGGTGATGAAGAACTCGACATCGGTGGCGATGAAATCACACTAAGTCTACCTCGTGATCTAGCCGAAAAGCTACATGAAGCTTTGATGGATCAATTAAGTGACGGTGATGATGATGAGATGGGCGACGAAGAAGGTGATGATCCTTTCGGAGGTGGTGACGATGAAATGTTAGGTGACAGTGTTGTTAGTGAACCGGATCCCAAACCTCTTGGAGGTCATGGTGATCGTAGTCACCCTTATGCTGGTAACAAGAGTAATAAAGTGAAGAGTTCCAAGACTGGAAGCACAGACGGCGGCAGCGCGGATGGTGGTACAGTTAAAGAAGATCCAGATCCAAAACCTCTTGGAGGTCACGGAGACAGGAGCCATCCTGATGCCGGCAACACCGGAAGCGGAAGCAACAAGGTGAACAACCCTAAAAGCAAAGCGATTGGCGACTAAAAACAATTTAACCCCCAAATCACAAAAAGAGCCGTTCAATTGAACGGCTTTTTTTATAAATACTGTTGATGTCAGTTTATAAATCTAGATTCAGCATGTTGTTAGAGTTTGAAGATCTACAACAACAAAAAAGAAAAAAACCGACTAGTCCGTGGCATCGGAAAGAAGCACGTGGCGGAGATGCGATGAATCAACATCAAGTGGCTAAACGGTATCAAGGTAGATATACCGGCGATAAGGAATTTACTTACCAAGGAGAGCTTAATGACAAGATTGAATCGATACGTTCAGGTAATTCTTCGATGAAGATATTGTCTGATGTAGATATTAAGCACATTTTAAACAATTATAAAATTAAAGAACTACCTAAAGACAAACCCAAAACACTTTTCAAGGGCGTGGTTGTGTATTGGGATCAGGTGAAGGACAGATATATTCTTAAACGAGTGTCATGAGCGAGTTAGATGATATCTTCCGGCATAATTCCGGCTTCCGGTTTCTCAACAAACAAGTAAACTGCAATGAACAAAATAACTACAAAGGTTGGTGGTTGGAGCAAATATATCAGTATGGTACTGTTATTGATTACTACGTAAACGGTACAAATGTATCCAACATCGATTCACTGTATGGTGAGTCACCTTCTCAGCAGTTTCTAGACCCGAAAAAGCTCATTTTTGCGTTAACATTGAACGAGAATTCAGTTGTTTTACAAAAATTCGGGTTGATGGCAGATGATGAGTTGACAGGATTTATACCTATTGAGAGTTATACATTAGCGATGAGTTCATCAGATAACCCTAATCCGGAACCGAAAAGCGGGGACGTGATCGAATTGACTGAGTTTGGTTCAACAAGACCAGGGAGTAGAGGCGCGAAGAAATTTGAGATAACTGACAGACTTGATCAAGATGTAGAGCAGCTCAATCCATTGCTCGGACATTACGTGTGGTTGATCAAAGGTAAGAGATTCGATTATAGTTATGAACTTGGTATTGATAGAGAACCTGGTTTACAACAACCAACAGATGATACATACCATGGTGGTTTAAGCGGTGAAGATCAACTCGAGGATGACACGCTATATTTCAATGATGTTGATCGAGATGGCAGGAATATTTTCGATTATAGTGTATATGGCGATTATGACGACATATACGGTGGTTATGACGATTAGTCTGTCTGATTTTTATATTGTTCTGAGTAGTCCGGGACTTTCTCGCCTTTCAAACCGGAAATGAAATTTTCTGCCTCCGTAATGCTTGAAAAATTTAAATCTACTCTATCACCAACACGCGAAGAAAATGTATACACTATATTATTCTCTTGTTTCGAGATTCTCACCAGAGTATATTGCATGCCAGGTGTGAGACTCGCTAAGTGTTGATTTTTATCTGTCGGTCCTTTGCTGATGCTCCGTATCTGCTGGCTGGTCATCCCAGGCCTTACAGACATTGTTCTTTTGGAGCTTGGTATCTGTATAACTGTGCCAATTATGTAGTGCATTGTTTTTCCTTAGCGAGATCGTCTTTGATCTCGAACAACATACTCTCTGTGCGTTCATCAATATATTTTTGTATGGCAATGGGCTTGACCCAGTTTACACCTTTACCCTTAACACCTAGTTGCTTGGCTTTTTGATCGATAATATCAACCGCTTCAATCATCGATAACCAGCGACTGATTTCATATTCTGACATCACGTGTGTCGCGCCCTTTGGTGTGGTCAATTCAACCATCGTCTGTTTATGTTTATTAATGTCTATCATGAAAGTAATTTCTTGTTATTTTGAGTATGTATCCCATCAACGTTGAGATTAGTATCTGGTCCATCTGTGTTGTTATGTTGAATTGCTCCATGCTTTTGGTTATCTGTTTGATACCATCACATAAATTTCGTAAATTTCTTTTTTCAGGCTTACCAATACGCTCATTGTTGTTACAGTAATTATATACCAGATCATTGATATTGCACAACAAGTCTATGTTTGTATAATCCTCCCCAACGGTGCAACTGTATCCTTTTTTAAATGCCTGCTTCGATTGATAATCCCTATCATTAAAAAAGTTGTTCATGCATTGACACAATTGTTCGAATGTCATTTTTTCCGGGGGTAATTCCGGGTTTACTGTTGCACCGGACTTGGTTACCTCCATGTTAATAATATTATTGTTCTTGTTGTAATCGTTCTGTTGCATCCAGTTTGTCCTTAATGTATGAGCTTACTGATAGTTGTTGCTTATCTAATAGTTGAGCTTTTTGCGCAACAACAACATCAATATATACCGAGTTGGGTTTTCCGCAATTCTCACAATCGAATTCATTATCCTGATCCATCCGTATAGGTACGAAGTTGACTGAGTTGCAATGGGCACAGCTAGCTTCCAATCCTTGTTGTGAGAAATATTCGGCTTGTTTTGTCTGTTCCTGTTCTAACTTAAACGTTAATATTGACTGTGAAACACTGTTCCATATGTAAAAGAAAATAATTTGTAAAACAAATAGCGTGATCACACTCTTTGTTATATCATAATCAATCAAATATGATATTAATGTTCCGCCAGCTAGAGAAACAACAGTTGTTATTATCAATGATGTTAATATATTTTTAATCATGCGTGAAATTCAGAAGCGCTTGACCCTATTCCAAGATCATCGATATCATCGACGATGTCTTGTATGGCTGCGCCAACTGCAGATAATTTCTTGTGTATACGTTGTACTGCTTTGTATGCCTTTTCATTATCTTTAATTATACTGAATTTCCCTGATTCTGCAACTTTGTTCTTTATCTCAACGGTCTTTACATATAATTCCCCTAGCTGTTCTCCTAATCCGTCTTGCAACGGATACGGTAATCGATTTGGTGCTTTACCCATCTCGTTTTCCCAGTCCTGAGCCTGCTTTAATAAATCCATCAATGTGATCTTATTTGGCTTTAGCTGCATAGAGGATTGACCGGGGCCTTTACCTACACCCATGAAATTATTTGAACCTACCTGTAGATCTTCAAACAATGTATGTTTTTTGTTTTTTTCTTGTGACATGTCCACTAAATACTTATACAACTTGTATAAATAATTAAAGATCATGAACGTATTTCAAAAGAAATTTTTTAGTCTCATATCTGAGGCACCAGAAACTACCCAACCGGATCCAACCACACCTGTTCCTGATGATCCGGCAGCCGAAGCTGATGCAGCTGCAGGTGCGATGGACCCGGGCGCAGATGTAGCAGCACTAGGTGCACCAGACAATCCTGAAATAGCATTAAGACAACAACAAACTGCTCGCACAATACAGACGTTAACAACTTGGATTGGTGAGGTTGAAAACTTTATCGACTATTTAAACGGTACTGATGAAGGATCTATCAACTTCGCTATCAATTCAGCAGATTGTGATAGTATTCTGACCGATATACAGCGTAGTGAGAGTAAGAAAATTTCAAGATTAGCTCAGGATCTATCGAGTTTAGGAGAATCTCTCAAGCAGTACCTGTTACTAGCGAAACGGAAAGAATCCGGGAGTGACTCTATCTGATTTGTTTCAGTTTCACCAAGCCCTTGAGACCACAAAATGTGTTTTTGAGTAGAAACTCTTCTGATATTTGATTTATCTTAAAAAACAAACACATATCATTTATATCTTTGAAGCGTGTACCTATATCCTTTGGCCATATGAATACACACGTGCCAGATTTTAGAAGAGTCTCACTCTTCATCAAGCTAGCAGAATCTTGCCATTGACTATCTAAAACCCACACTTTCTGCATTAAGAACAATCTATCTATCTGCGCTTGTTGTGATTGCGTGAATGTGTTGCTACTACGCTCTTGGATACCAGCAACTGCAACCGAATTCTTGATGAAAAATGAATCGATTGGTCCTTCTGTTATGAACACTGTGTCGGTTCCTGAAGAGACTTGATCGTAGTTAAACAATGTCTTCTCACTGTTTTGTTTTGATAGATATTTGGGGCGGTGATCATCCGCAAGTATCGACCGAGACTGATAAAATTGTATCTGTTTAGATTTATCATAAAAAGGTATGATCAATCTATTTTTATGTACCAAATCGGTTAGTGTTATATATAATGATCTTGGTCGATTTGCCGCAATATTCAACCTCCTGTTAATAATTGTTTCAGCTGCGATACGCACCATACGGTTGTTTGAATAGTAGCTAAGCTGTGTCTTGTCAAATAAATTTATCGGGTCAGCTGGTAGATCTGATTGTGGTTTTACGTTTTTTACTTCATCACTAGGTATACCGTAACTGTAATCACAATCATCAACTTGTCGGACCAGTTCATCATATGATATCTGTTCGACTTCCAGTATCCAGGCTGTTGGTTTGCTGTACCAACCACAATTGTGACAACAAATACGCGTTTCTTTCGGTATATAGTAACATCTGCTCTTTCTGCCCCAACTCTTACCCTCTCTACACACAGGACAGCCACCCATATATGTGTTTGTTGACTTCACATATTTCGGGTAACCGGCGTGTTGATAGAATTTCTGTATTATAAATTCTTCAGGTATAATCATACCTGTATATTATACTGTTGTTGTTACTTTTTTACAACTTATTTGTTTGCAGGTTCGATCTTCACGATACCTTTTCTAACAAACCTTCCAGAGTCTGGACAGTACCAATGTGCTTCTGTGTATACCTGTCCTTCAGATTCTCTCACGCGGATTTGCGGTCTCATTGGACTTCCGCTAAAAGGTGATGTTATTATTACTGGTTGGACTAAAGGTATGTTGTTCATACAAATTATTTATGCAAGTTTAGACTATTTACAATACTTTCTAGCCTGTCGTTGATGTTGTTGTTTGTGAACGTGGATTTCCAATCATCAATTTTTGATACTATATTGTTCATATTTAACGCAGCACATCTTTGAGTGAATTGTTCAAAGTCAGGTTCATGATGCTTGAGTTTCTCGTACTGTTCTCTGTATAATTCATTGTCTTCTGGATGATGTTTCTCACCTTGTGATAAGTCAATCAATTTTAGGTTCATGAAGTACGGTTCTAGTCTCTCAGCACCTATTTCCTCAATCAGAGTTTCATCTGTCGGGTGCTTGTCTATTAATTTTACTGCAGTTTTAGGACCGCATTTATCTAATCCAGGCAAATTGTCTGACTTGTCTCCCATGAGTGATTTGTATCTTACGAATTGTTCACGAGGAACATTAGTATGTTGCACAAAATTTTCGTCAGTAATCATAACATCCTTGATAGGGCTGTATACTTGTGTTTTCTCATCCACCAATTGCAGCATATCTTGATCTACACTAACAATCACTTTTGGTTGATCGTTATTTTTACACAACCAATAGATCACATCATCTGCTTCCAATATACCCGGGTACATATTTTTTACACCCAAACAACTTATCAGCTCGGTGGTGGTGTTCTCATAACTAAACACTCTTTTGTTCTTCTCTTCATCTCTATTGCCCTTGTACTCAACTTTTTTTGCTGTACGGCGATAATTCTTGACTCCTCGGATCAATCTCTTGTCCCATACAGAGTATATATTACAACAACTGAACATGTTAGCATATTTTCTGATGCTAGACATGAAAATGAATGCTGGGTGGACGTTATTTCTCGTGTTCTCCGCTATCCATACCGCTCGATGTAGAAGATTGCTTGAGTCTATTAATATTGCTTTTGGCTTTTGATTCATTATACTGGGCACAACATATTTCATATACATTATTGGGTAGCTTCTCGATATAGTCAACTATTTTCTTTTCCAACCCTGATTCGAATTCAGTTTTATTGATTGTTATTGCATCATTGTATGGTAACATTAAAAAATTATAATCATCATCATGATTATTGATATACACCAGGAAATTACCCTTGTAAGTGCCTTGCCTTACAGCAAATATTTTACGCTCGAGTTTATCTCTACGTAGATATTTGAGTAGCTTTCTCACTTTTCATTTTTTTGATACATCTTCTCAAGCTATCAATCGTGTTTGGTAATTTTAAATTTAATGATGCAATCTTGCTATCACTTAAAATACAATTTGATCTTTTTGCTTTAGTATTTTTATATAGTTCTTCTAGTTCAATGTGCTTCCAGTTCGGATTACCTAAACCGAATTCATTCAATAGATCACAAATCGCGCTGGTTGTGATAGGTGCGGGATTCACAACGTTATATATACCATACGCATGTACATTCACACCCTCGGTTATATCAGCTATAAAATACATTATGAAGCCACATAAATCCTCCATATTTGTGACAGAGTTCAAGTGATCGATAACATTGTCATATTTTATTAGCTTTGTCAACACATTTCTTTCAGACCATGACTCGCAAAACGGCATCCTTATACGGAAAATGTATACATCACGGTCTTTCATCATCAACTCACATGCATGTTTTGTTTTACTGTACCAACTGCTGTCTGGATTCAATAAACCGAAATTAGGTTCATCTTGTTCTGTGTAGTCCTTGCTATACCCATCATAAATGCACCCACTTGATATATGTATTAACTTCACCCCTGAGTCCTTACACGTCTTCTGTATATTCACTGGTACAACTACATTATAATGCCAAGTATCATTAATATTATCTTCACACGCATCAACGTTGGGTCTCCCAGTGTAACCACATGTATTGATGACATACTTTGCTCCTTGACCAGGACCAGATGTCAGGTATTTGAACAACACAGATCGGTCTGTGTAATCCACGTCACTCCGGCAAACATGACACACATCATAACACGACGTTAAACATTTATTAAGGGCTGTACCTACATACCCTTTACCGAGTATCACTATCTTCATTTTATTTAAATTAAAGGTTGACTGCTAGGTGGATCTTGATATTTTTTCAACACTTTCTGCAGTATTGTACCCAGTGAATCACTATCTTTTTGGGTTTGTGCATTCACAAGAGTCAATGGCTCACCATCCACAGTGTATCCTACCAGCACAAAACAACTCAAATGCTCTTCTATGAGAGAGTTCAATGACGAAATTTGTTTTTGGTTTAAATTTCTGTTTTTTAAATATTCATCAAGATTAGCTTTTAACGCTTGCTGTATTTGCTTTTTATACTCTTCGTTTTTTAACTCCTCTTTACTTTTGGTAGTTTTTTTTCTTGTGGATCTACTAGTAGGTCTAGTCTTCTTAACTGGACGCTTCTTAGGATGCTTGTCATCTTCTTGTGCCATGTACATATATTTAATCCTTTTTCATGTAAAGGCTGTTATCCGCAATTATACCTTGTCTCGTAAGAGTATTGATAATAACTTCCATACTACTCGTCTTGATTGTTAGATTTTTTTGGAACCTCATACCACCGTCATTAATTTCAAACTCCGGTAGACTACCTAGTTCCTCTCTATTGACCACACAAGTTATAAAAATCGACTCTATACTAGGATTGACTAAAACCGTCCACTTCCTAGGATCTTCCATCGCATACTTGTTCATTATATCCCATACGACATAACCACTATCTTTCAGACGCTTCTTGAAATATGAGAGGGTGTGTATCTTGTTCTTCATTAAAATGATTTATCCCACATAACCAGAGGAAACCACAATTATGTTACAACCATGAACATTTATTTGAAATAAAAACACATTTAGTTCCGGATTGACATGTATATTGAGACTGTCAAAACGTATTGTACTGATTATACGTATGGTTTCAAAGTTCATAGCCAGTTCTTTTGTTATGGCGTCCCCGGAATATTTGTCTGCAACTTGTTGAGTATAGCTATCAACATTATGTCTTTGCCTATCTGTCAATGTCGCGTCCACTGCATCACCATTTACATGAAAATATATTTTATTAGTATCTGTAACAAAAGTGCTCGCCTTGATTAATTGATTAATTGTGCTTGGTTGTACTTCGAATTTAAATGTAAAGTCAATATTCTTTATTTTGTTAATATCGACTGATGGTAGATCTATTATACCATCTTCAAGTAGATGGTACTTGAAGCCAACATTGGATGATTTGTATTCTAGATTGTTATTATTGAACTTCAGTTCGATATCATCTGTCTCAACACACCCTAACACTTTTACCAGTTTGTTTATATCCGGTATGTTCAAGAATAATGTATCCTCAACGCTATTTTGCTGCGGCAATGAACAACTCACTATCAACGTACCATCGTTACTTGAACTCACCGCGTTCAATTCATTCTCTCTAACCTTTACAACAGTATTCTCGGTAAGTTTACCAATAGGTGATAGAAAATTATTTATGAAGGTAGATCTACTGTTTATTTTTAGTGTTGTCATTGAGTTTAATTATAATACTTTTCGTCTGTTTTGCAAGCTCGGTAGTTATGATATCTAGTATAGTACTAACATCCTTAAACGTTCCAGAGATTTTGCTTGTCGTTACATTATAACTAACACCTCGTTTAAACTTCACAATATTCTTGTATGTGCTTACAATTTTCTCCAAAGCCGCAATACGATTCTCTAGCTCTCTTGTATCTGCAGGTACAGCATGTGACATTGGTACAGGTACCGGTGGTGGTATAACTGGGATAGTTGCAACGCTCTCCGGGGATGGAGGTTGTGGTAGAGACACAGACTGTTTCGTTATCAGATTGCTACCTGCGTAATTCATTAAAGCCTGTTTAGGATCAATCTT